ATGTTTATCAATAAAGTCTTCAAATATTTTACTAAGACTTAATATATCATACTTCATATCTACTTATACTCCTTCTAATGGTACACACAGGTTCACCATGATATCCATTTATTTTATTTTTACTTACACATAATGTTCTTATTTTATTCTCTGTATCTGTATTAGAGTTTCTACCTATACCAATAATTAAATCAGCTTCCGCAGCTTTACCTGTCTTAGAGTTTTCCATTTGATCAAATGAAATACTATTTCTATTATGTGCATCAGCTGATGCTTGTGATATTGCAATAACTGCACACTCTCTTCTCTTAGCTATCTCTCTAACATTAGTATATATCTGTCTTAATTTTTCATCAGTTCTTGCATAAGTTCCTTTTACATTTACTTTATCTAACTGATCTATAACTATTATGTCTGGTTTATTTTTTTCACAATGTGCATCAATATCTTCTATTGACCAATCAACTGTATCAAACATAAATAAATTATCTTTTATATCAGACCAATGTTTCTGTGCTAATGTTTTATCTAATAATATCTCTTGTCTAGTCATACCAGTGTATGCAGAGATGGCTCTTATCTGTGTTCTTATAGCTGGTTCTTCATTTATAAATGCATGTACCTTTGCACCTTGAGCACAAAATCCATCTGGTCCAGCACATAAGCTAACCCAAAAAGCAGTCTTACCTGTCTCTGGTCTAGCAAATGCTATCATAAGATTACCACCACCTACACCACCTACATTTTCTCTTAGCACAGGTATATTAAATTTCCATTTAGTAGTAACATCTAATAGTTTTATAACTTCTGATATATCTTTTGTTACAGGAGGTTCCTTATCTTCTGATATGTTAGTCTTATGTTTATCTATCATACCACTAATCTCTGTAAAGTTTGCTTCTTTACCATTAAATATTTCAGTAGCTTCAACTGCTATCCTTTGAGCCAAGTCTCTATCAGATAGAGTTCTCATTATATCTTCAGCTATTTCTTTGCTAGGTTCTTGAACCTCTTTTATATCTTCTACTAGCTCACTAAACTTTTCTTTAGCAGCACGAGTAAGTGCAGGATTAAATATTGCAGTATGCAAAGAATATAACTCACCTATCTTTATATCAGTATCATATTTGTCGTGTGCTTTTTGTATTGTATCATATAAAGATTTAGTATCTCCATAAAATATAGTAGGAGATATTGAACCTTTGTATTGGTTATAAAACTTTTTATTTAACATTAATTTAATCGCTTGCTTTTCTATCATCTAACTCCCTTAATAAAATTTGATCTATTGTTTCTGCTATTGATTGATCTCTTTGAGTCCAATCATTTTTATTAGCTTCCCAGAGATCATACTTCCACTCATTCCATTTAGCTAATATTTCTTTTTTCATATTATCATTCATAAAATATATCCCTTACCTGTTCTGTGTTATAGTATTTAAGATCATCTTCTAAAGGTTTAACTATTACATTTTCAAATCCAGAGGATCTTAAATCTTTTGCCATGTCGTATGCTTTTGTTGTAGCGTCTCTATCTAAACATACATATAAATTTTTATAGGGTTTTATATGATCCATGTGTGTACGTTTTAATTTAGTACCCATAATGGCTATGCCAGTTAATATATTAGATACAGCACAAGCAGATGGACAATCTTCTACTATAACTGCATCTTCACATACACCACATTTAAATGGAATATCTTTATTACCATACATAAACCATTTTGGAAATTCATTTTTATTTAATGCTCTACCTACTGCACCAACTATTTTATGAGTGTCTCTATTCTTAATTAAGAATACAACTCTATCTTGTTTAACATCATATTTAAAATCTGCTCTGCCCCAAGACCAAGACTCCCAACAATTATTATTAGCTAACCAATGCATAGCTTTGTTATTAGAATATATCGATTGAAAACTATCTGGTAATTCAAAGTCTTTGTCTTCTATATGTAAATCTTTATTACCCTGAAAAACTTTTTGTACATACTGCATATCTTTTTCTCCTTCTTTTTTTCCTCTTGCTTTACAAGATGCATGAAAGCAATACCAATATATATTATTGTTTGTAGTGTCTATTGATAATGTATTTTTATTATTACAAAATGGGCAATCTATTCTTGTCTGTATGTCTTTTGCAAGATACAAACTTTGTATAACATTTAATTGTTGTTTGTAATTCAAATAGATACCTGCTCGTATGTTAATGTATATCTATCTGCTGAATAAAATTTATCTGGTTTAACTGTTAATAATTTTTCATTAAGATACAGTGCTGTTTCATTTTCTATTTCTTCAACTGTTGGATATTGTTCAAATGATATTATGCCTACTGCGTGTATTCCCATTCCGTATAGTCTTATTTTGTATTTTTTCATTGTTATTTCCCCTATCATACTTTTGATTATTTGTCAAGTTATATTCTTTTAAAGTCATAACTTTTATTTTAAGCCCTTTTTCTTTTAGTTCTTTTAGTCTTTTTGGGTTCCAATAGATCATCTTCTTTCCTCCTTTTAAACCATGTTGTATCTCTACCCTCTTTCTCACACCACTCATGATGTAATATTTCTATAGGTCTTATGTTTTTATAATTCATACCCCTCATAGTTTACCTTTTCTTTCTTTTCTTGTTACGTATGGTAGTTTATATTTATAAAAACTATTATTACCTTTACGGCTTTTCCATTCTACCAATACTTCTTTTGCATCACCTGCTTTTGTATTAAAAGATATCATAGCTTTTTTTAAACTCGTAGCTTCCATATCTTGTGATTTATCTTGTGTTATAAATTTATATGTTATCATTGTTTATATCCTTCTATTTGATCAATTAAATTTCTTAAAGATTGTTCAATATCTTTTGACATTGTATCTTGATAATCACATAGCATAGATCTTGCCTCTGCTATTATGGCATCAAGAATAACATCTTGCTTAATTAATGCTTTATTTTTTTCATACTCCGCATTAGTTAATTTTCTAGCATACTCTTCTGCTTTGTTCTTACTTATCATGTAGTCTTTCATATCATTCATTTTGCTAACCCATTTGTTATTATTTTTTTTATTATTGTTTGTAAAGGATTTACACTATTTTTATTAGAACTACAAGATGTAAGTAGTAATAATATAATTATTGTTTTAACAATTTTTTCTGTCATACTTATCCTTTAGTTTAATTACAATAGAGAATAAACCTTTTTCTCTACATTTTTTTATTATAGATTTTAATCTATATATAAATTGTGTTTTTCTATTCATAGTTTTAGTGCTCCTTTGTTAAATGGGTAGGAATCATTGCCTACCCTCAGTTTTAGTATTTTAGCCAAAGATTTAACTTTGTAACAGGATTACTATATCACCTTTTTAACTCTGCTCCATCTGATTCCAAGTTGTCTAATAGGTTTAGTCCTTCTACTATACCCTGTGCTGTGTATATATTATCACAAAAACAAACTACATTCTGTTTTCCATTTTGTAAATCATACATCACTGCATTTTTGTTTGCATAATAATTACCTTTGTAACTATTTTTTGTAAACATATCTTTTGTTATATATTCATCATCTAATATCATCAATGCTCCTTATAACTTACTTGTTTAACTTCACGACTCCAACAGGTACGACAACTACCACACTCACCTTTTTGTTTTGGTGCAGGACATTCAAGACCTATTGCAGATTTATCTTTATGTACACCAGAGGTCCACTTCCAAAAGTTAGGTGGTGGACTATCTACTTTGATTGCTGATACACGCAAGCATAAATTCTTTGGCACATCTTCTTCTTTGATTTGTTTTATTATTTGATATTCTCTTGTAGCTAACCAATGATTTATCTGTGGTGTACGCTCACATACTTCAAATATTTTCATCAGATGCGAGAAAGATTGTATATCACCAGCATCAAACCACCTATGATATCTCTTTGATTTATCTATGTTTTTGTATTTTATAGTAAGTAGCATTGACATATAATCTACCCACTCGTTTAGTTCAATTGCTTTTCTTCTAACTTCGTGTGCATCAAATACATTTCTAAATACATATCTACCTTTCAATGCATAACAAGAATGACAGATAGTACCTTTTATCTTTGCTAACTTTGATCCTGTCTTGCAATGCTTTGCAGATATACCCCAACCAAATGCTGGCATCTTACTTGGGTTAGATAGTGTACCTATCTTTTTTTCTATATCTTTAATCTTCATAATTTTAATTCTAATCTTCTAATAGCAAATCTTAATTGCTCTTTTGTTATCTGTCCAGTTTTATACTTGTCTGATAACTTATTAAATAATTTTAATAAATGATCTCTTGTTGTACCTAAGTGATCACATATTATTCCACAACCCCTAGTGTAAAACCAATTTCTAGATTGTTGTATGTCTGATAAACTAAGATTGGTAGACTTACTTAATTCAAATGCATCTTCCATTGTCTGTTGTACTATTGCAATAAGTAATTTTTCTTCTGGTGATCTTTCTTTTATTTGTATAGTTGCTTTTTCCATAATGATTGTATATCATATTTCTTACATAAAGTCAATTTGTCTCATTGAGTTTTAACTTAAAATATGATATGATTACCTGTCAATGCAGGGGGGGTTAGTATATATATCATTCAGTATTGTCTCTCCCATACTTTTTTCTACCTAATAGATATTCTAAATCTTCTTTTCGTTTTCTTTCTTGTTCTATTTTATTAATAATATAATAGGCAATGATTGCCCCAATTAATAGGGCAACCATATTAAATAGATACATACCTAGTCCATGATAGAACGTCATGCTACTTTTCTCCCAAGATTACTTAGGGCTTTGTGATAGTAATATACAAAGTGATCACTAGCTACATAGTTTTCTATCTCTGAGTCTCTCATTACATTACTCTTAATAGAGTCCATAGTACTATTGTCTATTCTATATTCTTCGTTACCTTTCTTACCAATCTTAATTGCTCTTTTATTATGAGAACTATAATTAGTTAAGGCATTGTATACATCATACAAAGTAGAATTATGCATGTCTGTTTCTAATACTTGTTTTAATAAATTATATTTATTTACAGAGTCATTAGAAAACTTTCTAAATATATCATCTACTTGTACGCCTGTTAGTTTTAAACTATTATACACTTCAAACGTGTCTTGCATCTTTTCAAATGTAAGACCAAGGTATTGTAGTTTTAAAAAAGAATCATTAACATCAAAATGTGTTGTGTGTTTCTTAATTGTTTCACCTAAACTATCAAATGATTTCATACCATTCTGACAAACCAATCTTAGAAACATTGCTCTAATCTTGTATACTATAGATGCATCATAACTAGATACAACTTCAATACCAAATTTTAGTTTATCATTTGAATTAGTTGTCATTGCGTGTGGACTAAACTTACTATTATCATTAAACAATATTCTTAGTCTAAGATAATTTAAATCAGGGTGTACATTTAATTGTATAGATGTATTTGCTAATCCAATACCATACTTTAATAATGCATCTGATAATCCATTTAGTATTTTAGCATAAGGCACTAGTTGATAATTAGATCCATGCAAATGTATTGCACGTTTATTATCTGTATCTACTACCGCCCAAGCAGGTTTATTTAATTTAAAAAGAACTGGATCACTAACATAATGTATTTGTTGTAAGTCAACTTCAGTTGTTGCCCTATTATACATATCTGAGTGATTGTCTTTTAATGTCTGTATAAGTGTAGACATATTTATCCTCCGTTGTTGGTTGGTTTATTATTTAACCCAGTGCCCTAGCATCTCGCTAGCCCGCACTGGATTAAATACTGTATATCATAGTTATATGATTAAGTCAAATTATTTTTTTTGCTCGAAGTCTTCAAAGTTCTTAGCATAAAGATTTTTAATTAGTGTCCTTGTAGCTTTTGGAAACTCAACTTTGAATGAGTCTGAATCGGCTAAGTAATTGAATTTTAAGCATTTTTTGCCTATCAATAAATATCTTAGTCTCTGGTTCATAGGTACATTTCTAAACTTAAATCCTTCTCTTATGTCTAGATCATTAACTAACATATTATGTTCTGGTGTAGTAGTTCTCTTACCACCTTTTTTATATAATCTTTTACCAGTTGCACCATCTATTTGAAACTTTCTGTCTTTAGTATCAAATCGCATTATTCTTTTATCACCAATAATCTCTAATCTTTTTGGTTTCTTATAAAAAAATGCACGACCTTTCTTGGATTTGTATTTGTCTATCTCCTTATCAACAAAGATATGAAGTTGTTGTTTTGTTATGTGTATTGTTTTCATTGTTCCTCCTTTTTATTTCTTTTTTATATTAAATTTTTTACATATCTCTTCTACTTCCATATGTGCCTCCCAATTATATACACCATCACCCTGTATATTTCCAGCAGTAGATTTTGGTTGTGGTTTTAAATATTTACAATCATCTTGTAGTGTATGTATAATTTCAGAAACTAAACTTTGTATATCATCATTCATTGTTGCTCCTATATTGTTTGATTATTTTTTGGGATCAGTGTTATACCAGCACTGTAACTGTATCAAACACTGACCCTGTAAGCGTCAAGCTAGTTCTTTAAAAAGATTTTCACTTGACGCAATTGTTTTTACGAGTTTTATTACTCTCGGACACACTTCTGTCAAGCAACTGATATGTTTTATAGACTTCAGTTTGTCTTATCTAAATTGTTAGTCGATCATTATACAAGTTGTCTATGCAGTTCCTTACATTAAAGGGGAGATCACCCCATCAACTTGTAGTTCGTTAGAAAAACAAAAAAGATTTCAGGGTAGTATCTATCACGCAATTTGTGTTCCCTGTGATACGGGTCTTAAGATTAGCAGATACTACCCCCCTTTAATATGAACTATCGCCATAGTTTCTTTACGCCAGTTACTTGTCTCGCTAAAGACTTTCGTCCGATAAAGTATACAAAGTCGTATGAACAAAAAAAGGGCAATCCCCTCTCGGTTGATTGCCCTTAATTAATATCAGATTATCTGATTGATGTCAAGTTAGTTTGCGTTATCTTTACTTCTTCTAACTTTTACATATATTTCCCACTCTTCAGGATTTTTGAATTGACAAGTAGCAAACTTATCTTCAGCTTCTCGCCAACCATCAGCGTCTACATATACTTGAAGACTATACTTTCTATTAATAAACATATATTCACCATTAATAGGTTCTTCAATAAACATATCAGACACAATATCTAGTTTTGGTTTTGTCTGACTCTTAGCCATTAGTTACCGCCAACGTGGTCGTCAGGGTAATTGGTAGGAGTAAGTGTAAATTCTTTCTTGACACTTATAAACTCAATAGAGTTTATTTCTTGTATCATAGTAATACACTTACGAAAGTCATCGCATATATCTAAAGGTATACCAT